TTTTTAATTTGTCAAGCTAAAATTAGAAAGAGAGGAATATTTACAGTTTTCTAGCGTCGCCAGATGCGACTATGTGGGGAAACCTTCGGATTTACAGTGCAGATTGTCTGTGTATTTACATAACAGATTAGTTCTATATAACTTTTTGATATATAAGAACAAAGAACTAGAACTACTATGGCCTAATTTGACCTTTTATTGTGTCTGAGCAGCACCACCGCCGCGCAGACCTGTGCAAATCCCCTCCCCCGTCCCTTCGCAGATCTGCAAAAACAAACAATCGTGACTGTTTTTTATGTCGATCTCTCCAGATTGGAAAGTGTGAGGTTAGGTGGGTGCTTCATAGGGGTAACGCTACCGGCCGGCACAAGCCCATTGAGAGACTCTCACGAGGTAAACCCGAGTTTACTTTTCTGGATATTTATTTGAAAAAGACTTGCAATTCTTAAACCATGCTTCATACTAGGCACATGGTAGTATTTTCTACCGTTAATAAAAGGTTACTTGTTATGTCAAATTCAAATCAAAATACTAACCCATTCCTAGCCGTTGAAATGGCGGGCAAAGATGTTGCCATCGCTCAACAAGACGCGGCTCGATCTGTAATGACCGTCGCTATTGAGACGATCAAAAAGAATGTTCACACAAAAGAGGATGCGAAAGCATTCTTGACAGGCTACGCGGATCAGATCGCTACCACCAACAAAGACAGCGTCAAGAGTTTAAAGTCTCGCATGGCGCGAATCGTAAAGGTTCTAATCGTATCGGATGAAAAGCTAAACGAATATCACAAGCTATCTAAGCCCGCTGACGGTCAAAAGCTTATCGCCAAGCTATCCAAGAAGTGTGACGGACTTAAGCCACTGTATGATGCGCTCGCCATTCCCAGCGCGGAACCAGTTACCGGCGAAGGTGACAGCGAATCTGAACCGACCGACGACAACAAAGAATCTTTAATAGAAATAACGATTGACTACCTTAAACGCGCTCGGAAAAACGGTTACACCACCGACGACATCATGACCGCGATCACTGCTGAATTGGTAGCTAATCAGTGATTGACCCTAGCATTGCATGGCCCTTGATTATCGGGGGCCTTATCATAATCTTTTACTTGGATCTCATCGAAGAATAAAACCACAGCCCTGCATTGCGGGGCTTTTTTTTGCCTGCTATTCCTGCCCCTGTATCGCTCTCTCAGCGACGCTATACCGACCCGCTACCCTAGCACCTATTTTTGTTTATCGTTGCTCACAGCGCCATACAGAGCATCTCACTTGACACGTACCCTATGACCTGTCATACTATACCTATCGCTGGGGGTTTTGTTGTCCAGTGTGTTGAAAAGTAAACTCGGGTTTACCTTTAAGGAGAGAGACTAATGATTGTATTTAATTATCCAAGTAAAAAAGTGTTGAAAGAAAACATCGGTCAACCTTTGCAGTACATCGAAACCAGTTTCTTTGGTGATGAGTACGTGAGGGATGGACAGTTAACAGGTGCGAACAGACCCCACATTACTGGTCGTGGTCGTGAGTTCTTTGCCACTGTCACCATGCGTGATGGTAAAATAGCAGGGGTAAAGTAATTAGGTGCGGGTAATAGAGGAGGTGTGGTATGCATAAGCCTAGTGTGTCTAAGATGAGTGGTAAGTTAGCGGGTATTCCTGCTATCAATACCAACACAGCAACCAATGCGTACTGTGTCAAGCAGTACAAGAGTGGTGGAAAGGACAACATTTGCACGATGTGTTACAGCCAGCGGATGCTGAGTACCTATCGTAAGAATTGTCAACCATCATTCCAGCGGAATAGTGACATACTTTCTAGTGATAGAGAGGTTGACATTCCAAAGATCAATGCTGCATTCGTGCGGTTTCATGGGCATGGTGAGTTGATTAACGACACTCACTTTCTTAATCTGTGTGACATAGCAGAGAGTAACAGTCACTGCACGTTTGCACTGTGGACTAAGAGAGTTGACATCGTGCGTCCGAACAGGGATCATGTACCAAGTAATATGATTCTTGTTTATAGTAATCCAAAGATTGATAGCGTGTTGCGTAAGCCACCTCGTGGTTTCCATCGCGTGTTCAACAACGTCACCAAGCAGTATCGTGGTGATGCTAACTGCACAGGGCAGAAGTGTATCGACTGTCAACTGTGCTATAAATTCGACACGACATCCGTCATCGTCGAGCATGTAAAGTAAACTCAGGTTTACAAAGGAGATAGAAATGTTAGGTGATATTACAGTAGAAGCAACCGTAGATTTAGAGTACTACCGTGATGATGTTATCGATGCGTTACAGCCTGATGATGTTGAGGATGCGGTGCAATATTTAGAAGAGTGGTGGGGTTTCACTGACGTTGATTTGCTGGGCTGTCTGCTTCAGGACATGGACAGTGATCTGCTTATGAAAAAGCTGAGTGAATGTCTTGATGTTAGTTCAGCGTTGACCCTAGTTGAGAGTCTACATGAGTACACTCTTAGCTTTAGTAAGCAACGTGAACAGGCCAAGGACAAACAGATCCAAGACCTTACGCGCAGGGTTGACGATCTGTTGTCACTCAACCATACTGTAATCAAGGAATCAGAGGAGTTACGTAATAATGTATGATCCAACCAGTGCAAAAGGTTTATTCGTGTGGCGTCAGCGTATGCGAGACAATCGTGCTGAGAGCCTTAGAGATAGCCGTAGATACAAGCAGATGTGGGGTAAGTCAGACCCAGTTGCGCACTTTATGGAGGGTATGGCGGCTGGCTACAACGTAGCACTAGTACACATAGACCATCTTGTTAGGTGTGCAGAAGCCAAGGAAATACTAGGCATGGAGGAGTTGTCATGAATATAGAAAATGAAATGGTAGCGGCACTGTTGTTTGTGTTTGTGTTCACTGGTTCATTATTACTATGGGAGTATATGTCATGAGTATAGTTACATTCGATACCGAGTTACCTAAACATGCGGCACCGTGTGAACGTCCGCTGCTTCAGGCTATGGTGCGCTACCTTGTACACAACTCAGGTCAGTACAGTGTGTCAGTGTGGGATGGCGAGGAGTACAGTATCAAGAAGTCAACCAACGGTACTGACATACTCAATGCTATGTCACATGCAGATGATGACCACATAGAAATCTATGACAGGGATAGTGGTAAGGACATGGGTTGGTTCTGGTTGATATACAACAACGGGTCAGAGCAAGAACCAATGGTGGTCATCAGTGACTACTCTGTCACACCAACGTGTGAGTTTATCTATCAACTATTACAACGGGACTTTGGAGGTGTTGAGATATGACATATCACATTACAAAAGATGAAGACTATGGGAAATACGATGTAACAATTTGGAAGAGAGTCAAGAGGTTGCGTGACTTCAAACCAGAGGAGGGTGTTAAGTATCTAGTGCGTAAGGGTGTGAAGAAAAAGCCCTTTGACAAGTGGCAAATCTATAAGGGAGTAGATGGTAAGCTTGTTGCTACTAGTTTTGCTCGTATGTATATGTTGTTTTAATTAGAGGGTATTGAAGATGAGTGCAGGTATGACACAGCTAGAGGTAGCTAAGGAGTTGGGGGTGTCACGTCAACTGGTGGCACAGATAGAACACAAGGCACTGTGGAAACTAAGACGAACAGGTAAATTAGACAAGTTTCTAACGCTGCTTGAGGCACCTATTGAGGAGTATTATGGGGAAGATAGTCGTATTATTACCAGATATAGTGGTAGCAGATTCTAAAATCTGTGGTACAATAAACTATATAGATACTAAGTACTACTAATTATTATTAATACTATTAGTAATACATATTACTTACTACATAGAGGGTTACCTATGGAACAGGAACATGAGCTAAGTCAGATGATTGAAGAGTTAGTTGAACGAGACATGGTATCAGTGACTATGTTTGAGGCGTTGTCTTATGTAGCTAGTATACTTAAGATGGAGTACACTAATTTATCTCCTGATGAGATAATCAATAAGTATAGTTCTATGAGAGGGGAGTTGCACTAATGGCATTCGTTAAACTACACCAGCAATGTGATGACTGTGGGTCTAGTGATGCACTGTCTATGAATGAGGATGGTTCTAGCTACTGTTTCTCTTGTGCTAAGTTTACCCCCTCAGAGTCCACAGGAGCCACTGTGAGCCACATAAAGGAGAAGGTGGTAGTAGGACAAGGGTTCGACAAAGCGTCCTTCACAGAGCCATACAAGGGCTATCTCGACAGGGGTCTAACCGCTACTACAATGGCGGCATACTCCGCACAGCAGAAGGCAGGCAACGTACTGTTCGGTTATCACAACCCACAAGGTGAGCTAGTGGCAGTGAAGACTAGGTATCCTGACAAGCAGTTCAAGATAGCAGGTGATTGGAAGAAGGCAGGGTTGTATGGTCAACACATCTTCCCTACTGGTGGTCAATACATAACCGTAGTGGAGGGAGAGTTCGATGCACTCGCAGCATATCAAATGTTTGGTGGTAAATACCCTGTTGTTTCTATTCGCAATGGCGCTCAAGGGGCTGCTGCTGATTGTCGCAGGGCTTACGACTTTCTCGACCAGTACGATCATATTATCTTTTGCTTTGATAACGACGATCATGGACGGTCTGCTGCATTAGAGTGTGCTGACATCTTTGGTGGTAAGGCTAGGATCTATCATCATGGTGAGCATAAGGATGCGTGTGACTACCTAGTTAACAGTGACAAGGATGAGTTTGTTAAGCGATGGTGGGCGGCTAAGACGTATACACCTGATGGTATGGTGATGCTGGGTTCACTGCGTGAGACACTGAAGAATCCGTTGGAAGAGGCAGAGGTACGCTATCCATACAAGGGACTAGATGATATGACGTTTGGTGTTAGACCTACTGAGCTAGTCACTATCTGTGCTGGCTCTGGTCTAGGTAAGTCTACGTTCATGCGTGAGCTAGTGTTCTCAATACTAGGACAGACCAACGACAGGGTAGGACTAGCGTTCCTTGAAGAGACACCAGACAGGACAGCGCGTGGCCTAGTAGGACTACAGATCAACAAGCCTATCCATCTACCCGGCTGTGACTACTCACCATCAGAGGTAGATCAGGTGTTCGACAGTCTTAACCTTGATGATCGTGTTGTGTTGTGGGATACGTTTGGTTCTAACAAGATAGAGAATGTACTGGCACGATTCAGATACCAGATCAAGGTGCTGGGTGTGAAGTACATTGTACTAGATCACATATCAATACTAGTATCAGACCAAGACAACGGTGATGAGCGACGTGCTATTGATGAGATCATGACTAAGCTACGCATGTTCTGTCAGGAGATGGTGGTGTCTATGTTTGTTGTGTCACACCTCAAGAGACCTGAAGGTAAGGGACATGAGGACGGTGCATACACTAGCCTTGGTCAGCTACGTGGTAGTGCTGCCATTGCACAACTGTCTGATATCGTGATAGGATTAGAACGTAATGCACAGGCAGAGGATGTGATGGTACGTAACACAACCAACGTGCGTGTGTTGAAGAACAGGTTCAGTGGCATGACAGGCCCAGCTACTGCGCTGATGTATAACAAAGATACTGGTAGGCTAACGGAGGTAATGGGGTGAGGTGTAAAGCCTGTGACAAGATCATGAGTAACTATGAACTAACCAAGAAGTTTGATGGTAGTGGTGAGTTTGTAGACTTGTGTAATGAATGTAGTAGGTTCCTTGCTGACGATGACATAACGACAGTAGGTAACGTAGACTACGCTGACCTGTATGACTTAGAGGAGATACGAGATGTCGAAGATGAGCCGTTGGATTACTACCCAACACCAGACACAGGAGATGCAGACGAATGGTCATGAACTTACAGATGAACAAAGACTTGATCTGTCCTACTACGAATATAGTGTATCTGGATATCGAAGCGAACGGATTGAATCCAACAGAGATACACTGTGCAGTGACGAAGAGGCCCAACGAAGTAGCCTTGACGCACTTATCTAGCAGGAGTTTAGCGCATGAGTTACAAAAAGGTGGGCAAGTATGTGGACATAATCTTATTGGTTACGATCTTCCTGTTATGCTTAAACTGTGGGGCATCAATGTACATAGAGATAGAGTCATCGATACTCTCGTGATGTCACGTCTGTTTCGTCCTGACCTTGATGGTGGTCACAGCCTAGCTGCATGGGGTCAACGCCTTGGGTTTGCTAAGGGTGACCATGATGAGTGGGACGTACTGTCTGATGAGATGATTGAGTACTGTAAGCGTGACGTTGATGTGACTGAGAAGTTATACAACAAGCTAGTAGAACAGATGCAGATGCTTAAGTTTAGTAAGCATTGTGTTGACCTTGAACACAGCACTGCATTCATATGTAAAGATCAGGAAGACAATGGGTTTCAATTCAAGAAGCAGGATGCTGTTGCTCTGTACTCAGAGTTAACTACCCGTATGGACAGAATAGAAAGAGAC